CGCACAGAATTTCCGCTGTGTAAGCTTTAGACATATTATGGGTTCACCTCCTTTTAGAGTAATGGTGTTCCTTCATGGCCATACTGTCAATTTAAGTTCTTCACACTATAGGTACCAGTTATGGGCTGGATTTCAATAGCTACCTTATTGTCGCCTACTTAGTTAACACTAAAGTGCGACAATTGCCGTTGCAACGACCATTGCAAAACGACGCATGCTCAACAAGCGCTGCTTCAGCGGCGAATTGAGTGACCGCGCGAGGCATCCCTAGCGTGGAATTTTGAGGGGTCAGCTGGCTATACAGCGTAGGACGAGCTGCATTGACCGGTGACGCGGAATCAGCCATGAGCTTGGCGATCCGCTTGGAGTTAGACGAGACCATGCTGTGGAGTCCTCGTTGTTTCTTGGCGACTTTGGGGACGGACACACGGGCCCAATCCTTCATGGTCACACGAATGCACGATCCGCGACGAACTTTCGGCACTTCTGAAGCCAGAAGATTTTCCAGAACATACGCGAACGCTTGCTGGCTCACAGCCACGAGGTCGTCTGATGACGTCACACTCGGTGTCCATGAACCGCTTGAGTCCACAATGTTCTGTACTGAACCGTACAAGTCAATCGCGGTTGTGATCCAACTGGTGATGGTACTCACAACTGAGTAACCTTCAGCAATGTTGCGGTCGGTGTCACTGAGTGCCAACACTTGCACCACGGTCGGATCTTGCACGTCGCCTGCCGCATCGACAAACACAGCATCCATGTCTGTCGCCTGAAACACGCCCGCGCCTCCTCCAGCCGAAGCTTCCGTATCAGCAACCCAAGTCCACTTCCACGTTCCAGCGGGAATGTGCTTGAGATTCAACGAGTCAATGAGCTTGTAGTCAACGACGCCTGGCACCTTGATGCTCGCGTCTGTACTACCCATAGGACTGGTCAAGTTGAGATTTGCCACGCCGCTCGTGCTCCCGAAAACAGTTGTGATCGCACGCTCGCCCACCGACGAGTTCGATTCACCAACCGTGTCCAACGAGGGGTCAAAGAACTCCACCTCGTAATTCAGGAACAACTGGCCAATTGTGACAGTTGTGGCCGACGGACCATTGCAAATGACATAGAACTGTCCTTGCACGATCTGGCGTTCGCCGGCCTCGGTATCTGCGCCCTCCAACGAAGCGTAGTAACCGGTTTCAGGATCTGTGGCTTTCCACCGCGCGCAGTTTTCCGACCAAGCTGGAGCTGAACTGGCTCCTTGATGTGCCATTGCCACTCTCACGCCGTCCTCACCGCTAGGCGGGAGTTCAACAGGGTCATGGTCAAAGTACATCAACGTTCCTCCGGCAGTTGTCGTTGGGCATGTAGGCACCAACATCAGATCCGCTTTCTTCACGTTAAACTTGTCGAAAATGGTGCCAAGCACCGCAATTCGCGAGGGGGTCCATCCGGCAGGATGCAGCGACCCGTTGACCAGAATATCACCAGCCACGTTCGATGACTCGAGCACGACATCCGTGAGGTAGTCGCACCCGCGCGCAATGAGCGAGCCCGGTTTTGTTCCGGCCGAAAAAGTCAGCGGCTTCGTCCGCATGGGGCCTCCGAGTGCAACAGCTGCCGCTTTCTGAGCCGGCATCTGACCTCCTCGGTAGCCTCCACCTTTCCTGATGGTTTTGATGGTCTTGTACATCTGCTTGTTCAGACGTTTTGATTTGTTTGTGGCCTTTCCGGCTTTCTTTCCTTTCGGCATTTTAATCTCGCACGCATTCATCCGCGAGACGGAAAGCGCTTGTGGTCCGTTTTCAAACCATCCACTTTGTTGCGCAATCTCTAATACTTCAGGTAAGTGTGGCGAGTGTCGCAGATCCATCTGGACTTGCAGCATCCACCCGGATTTCTCCGTGTGAGTGCCTGTCTTGTTCAGCAGTTGGCACAGCATTTTCTCCCAGTTCAATCCAACAACACGAGTCACCCCGTCCGTTGTCTCAAACCGTGAGGAACAGAATTCGAACCGCTCAGCACTAGCTGGTTGCCATTGTTTGACCACCTTGCCTAGTTTCAAGTAATTCTTCAACCGTTCTGCAAACTTCCTACCGTCCTCGACCGCATCATCCCCTTGGGACAGACACCACTTCGAGCCAGCGAGTGTCGAGTTGATTTTGCGAGCTTTTGAATTCCCAGAGCTCGTTTCGTACCGACCAGACAGCTGTACACCTTTCAAAAGCTGTTCCACTAATCTTCCATCTGAGAAGCAGTACACGCTAAGCATAGCACACTGGCCTCGGTTCACAATTGCTTGCGCCAAAGCCGAGCCACGCTCGCGTTCCCACCACCTCTGTGGGTTTTCGCAGTTCAGTTGCAGGATGCGACTCTCATCGACAGCTTCCTGATCCCAACCTTGATAGCTGAAATCCCAACCAGAACAATCATCATCAACAACTTCACCATCCGTGTCGTTGGACAACTCTCGCACCTGTTGGTGTAATGCTGTTCCACTTTCGTCGTCTAATCCCATTCCGGGTTTCTGCTGCAGGTTCCGATGACAAAGTATCTCCGCCCGACTGGAGGTGCCATACAAGACACGCTCGACAATCTGGTCAACCAGAGAAACATTCATTATCAACCGCACTCTTCCTTCTTTGAGCTTCGCCATCCTGTGTGGCTCGTCTTTGTTGAACAGACGTACCGGATCACAGAATCCCAATCGCACTAGGTCGACCGCCGTCAAACCTAGGGGCAAAGGCCCGCTGGACAAGAGATGGATTCGCTCATGAGCCATTTCGATCACATCTTCCAGCCACCCAGCATTGAACAGGTCCTCGTTCGTCCGCCCAAACTGGGCGAGCGGACAACCGGGGCCGGACTCGCGCACGACGAGTCCGACCGCAAACCTCACTTCATTGTAGGTGGGGCACTCCCCTCTGGTAGGGTGAGTGCACCGGGTAGCGGCAATGTCAGGTTGGACGGGACAGGGCAATCCCTGGACGAGAGTTTCAACCGCAGCTCGGAGTTTTCCGCGATCAGTAGCGCAAGCCTCGCAGCCTTTGTCTTCCTTTTCGCAGTTTTCCCTAAGATGGGTTCGCTTGTGCCTGGCTGCTTGGAGCTTCCAGGAGGTATACTCAGTACAGGGACCTCGGGGAGGGAATTGCCATTCACGCAGGGCTTCATTGAGCTGCTGGGCTCGGATCCACGCTGCTGTAGATTTTCCTTCTGTGTCTCTGGAGAACCGCACTTTGGTAGTGCCACACTCTCGCCAGGGCATGCCTTCATCTGCGAACTCTCCGTTCCAGACTGGCTCGCCGTCTTTCCACTCATATCCACCGCTCTCATAGAGGTGTCTGAGCTTTGGGTAGTCAAATCCCGGTTTCCCACCGGGACCGTCACGTTTAAAGAAACAGGTACCGCTTCAGGACCAGTCTGCACTGCTGCAGCCTCAGCTGGTTTGAATGCAGGGGCTGTGACCATAGCCACGTCCCTCAACAACCTTTCAGCTTCAACCTCATCAGCGCGCTTTTGTTTCTCAGCGGGGTCTCCGAATTCAGACTCAATTTCAGCATCCAACAGTGCCACATAGGCCGCCAGTTCTGCGTCACGCTTAGCCTGCATTTCCGCAAGCTTCAGGTTACGCTCTCTCTGAGCTTCCTTCTTCAACACCGCACGCGCTTCCATTTCCTCCGCGGCTTTACGCTTTCGCAGTTCATTTTCGGCTTGCGCCTTCATTGACTCCGCTATACGTATCGCCTTCAATCGGACCGACTCGAGCTGTTGCACGCTCGTCACCGGCGGGGCCAATTTCTGGGCCTCCTGCTGGGCAAACGCTGTCTCGATATCGACCAAGAGTGCACTAGCAAGCGCCAGACTCCCACTATCGTTACCGATAGTTTCTTTCAAGTGCTCACCAATCACCCGGACCCTCTCATCACGAGAAGTCCACTGCAATTTCTTGTTAATCAACATCGCGTGTTTACACGGTTGCACCTTGCATTCCGCACCACGCGAATCTCCGCGAACGCCATAACCTGGGACCCAAAGCCCCTGGGCCTGTAGACGTGCCACAGTTTGTTCCAGTTCAGCTTCCCGCTCTTGGAAGCTAGGGATGTAGTTCTCTCTTGGCTCAAAATCTCGTATAGCCTCGCGTACCCGCGGGTCTCGAGCAGCCAACACCTCCAGAGCATGACTAGTGCGTTCAAACTCAGTGTAGGCACGTCCGGAACGTCCAGCAACTCGCGTCGCCGTACCTGTCCCTTCTTTGTCCACAAAAGTGTAACCCACCAATTGCGCTTTCCGTCGGAAGTTGCTGTCTTCTTGCTTGAGTTTGCGGAACTCCTTCATCGACATCTTCACACCGTCAACCATCACATACGGTGTCTCCTCACCAAGCTTGTTTTGATCATAGCTTGGGAGAAACCCGCTCGCATAGTTAACAGGATCCTTGTTGATGGGGGTGGACAGAACTTGCGAACTGCCCCAATGAAACCCTGCAATCGCTTTTCCCACGAACAGAGCGCTGCCGGACCAGCCACGAATGCAGCTTGCGGTATGCGTCATAAGCCCGAGGTGCGGCGACTGCCGGTAACTCCCCATGGAGACCACCATTGGATTGGCCTCAGTAAACGACCATGAACTGGATAGAGAGAACACTTGCACAACTGATGACGAATTGATCTTCGC